TTATCAGATTTATCTCGTTTTGAAGATGTTTGGAAAGGGTATAATTTAAAAACAGAAGATTTCGTAAATATGAAAGAAGCTGGTATTATAGACCCAACCAAAGTTACTCGTTCTGCCATCGAAAATGCCGTTTCTATTGCTGGTACTGTATTATTAACAGAAACTGTAGTAGTAGATAAACCTGAAGATAAGAAAAATGATGGTATGGATCTTGGTGGTATGATGGGAGGAATGATGTAATGAGAGGCTCACATAAAATTGAAGGCGTTTCCGTTAAAGTTAACGGAGACGCCTATAAAGTAAAAAGTTTTCATTATAATTTTGATAATGAACAACTTTATGTTAAATTAGCTAATAATAAAAATCAGAATATTAATTATTCTATAGATAAAGTATTAGAAATTATTAAAGAACAACTAATAAAGGTTACAGATGAAGACACACAGTTTATGGGTGGAGAAATACAGGAGTAAAAACTTAGATAGTTTTGTAGGTAATGAACAACTTAAAGAAACTATTCAAAAGTTTTTAGATTCTAATGATATTATCAATATGTGTTTTTATGGACCAGCAGGTTCAGGTAAAACAACATTAGCAAAATTAATAATCAATAATATTGAATGTGATTCTTTATTTATTAATGCATCAGATGAAAGAGGAATTGATACGATTAGGGAAAAAGTTCAAGCGTTTGCTTCGGCTGCTACTTTTCGATCCTTAAAAATAGTAGTTTTAGATGAGGCTGATTTCTTAACAATTCAAGCACAAGCCTCGTTAAGAAATATAATTGAAACTTATTCACGATCAACTCGTTTTATACTTACTTGTAATTTTGTTGAAAGAATTATTGATCCTATTCAATCAAGATGTCAGGTACTTAAAGTTGTACCTCCTTCTAAAAAAGAAGTAGCTATACATGTACATAACGTTTTAAATCAAGAAAGTATTCAACATGAAATAGAAGATCTAGGTACAATAATTAATCAATATTACCCTGATCTAAGAAAAATCCTTAATACTTGTCAATCTTTAGTAGTTGAAAATGCTTTAAAAATAAATAAAGAAGTCCTAGTTAATAATAACTACCAAAATAAAGTATTAGGTGAATTAAAATCTCCTAAAAAAGAATCTTGGCAAAACATAAGACAAATCTTAACTGATTCTAATGTTGGAGAATTTGAAGAATTATATAGATTTCTATATGATAACTTATCAGAATATTCTAAAGGACACGAAGGTGAAACTACAATAATCCTAGAAGAAGGACAATATCATGCTAATTTTAGAGTAGATAAAGAAATAAATATTATGGCAACAATTTCAAGAATCTTACAAACAATAAAATAAACTATGAATAAAAATGGAACAGTAGGTCAACCACAAATTGATCTTAATTTAACAACTGCAATGCCTAACGAAGATGGTTCTCACATTTTTGTTGAAGGTGTAATATTTAGAAAAGTTTCTAAATTTATATTACAAAGTACAGAAGATGGTGTAATGCCTATCCCTGTATTTTATGATCCTAAAACAGGAAAAATCATGCTAGAAACATTACCAAAAGAATTACGCGAAGAATATAAAACATACAACGATTCATTATGAAAGTAGATCTTCATATTTTAAATCCTTATCGTATGAAAAATATCAGTGAAACTGGTACTCCAGTTGCAACTTGGTATATGAGAACAAAATCATACGAAACAGATTTTTATGGTTTTGATGAAGATGTAATAAATTCTCCTATAGGACATGAATTAGACAGAATAGTGTTAAATGATATTCAATTAACATCTGTACCTCAAATAGAAGAATTAGAAAAATTTCTAAAAAATGCAAAAGAATCCTTCAAATTCTAATTTAATATTAGAAGTCCCTTATCAAAAATCTACTCGAGATAAAACTTGGGTAACTGTAGAACAAATAGAAAATGAACATTGGTATTTTATGACCAAAATCACAGAAATTTTGTGGTGGGGAGATTATTCACCAAAATCTAAAAAATTTGCTCGTAGTGTGTTAGATTTTCTAGTAGATCATTCATTTATAACATGGAAACAATTTGATTGTATTATGTCTAGTAAAGAAATGGTACGATATAGAAGACACTCTTCAATAGTAGTCCTTCCTGGTATGTTAAATAATAATGATTTTATGGGAAATATTATATTTGGGGACAAATATTTGGGTGAATATGAAGGTCATAGTAGTTTATCTGCTGATGATTATTATGAACTAGAAGAACATATGTCTTCCGATTGGGGGATATTATAACAAAATACATTACTATGACATTATTCGATTGGATAAAACAAGTTACATATGAGAAGAAAGCATGGGATTCTTTTTCTAATGAAGATAAAAAAGTGTTTTCTATTTATATGGTTCACCGTTTTCTATCACAAAAAGAAGACTATGTAGAATTAGTAAACTATGTTCAAGGATTATCAATACAAGACCCTGAAAAGGTTTATAGAATATATTGTGATTTAATTCCTAAAAAACAAGTATATTTAAAATATACTAAAAGTACAACTAAATCTCCTAATAAAGATTTACTAAAAGAAATAACAAAATATTACCAATGCTCTACAAGAGAGGCAGAAGATTATATGTCGTTATTAGGTAAAGATGGTTGTAAAGAAGTATTAGAAGCTCTAGGCATTGAACAAAAAGAAATAACCAAATTAATAAAGTAAAAGTTATGGCAACAGAAAAAGAAATGACAGCAGTAGAACAATTAGAATTAGAATATCCTATTATTGCTACTGAGTATAAGAAAATTTTAAGAGAACAATATGAATTATTTGCAGCAAAACATATTGCTTATGGAATGGATAATATCTCTATGGGAACTCGTTTAGAAACCCCAGAAGAAAAGAAATTATCTTTGACAGCAGTTTGGATTAGATTGAATGATAAAATGAATAGATTAAAAAATCTAGTTTTATTAAACAAAAGTAATCATGTTGCTAATGAATCCACTAATGATACTTACCAGGACATTACCAATTATGGTATTATAGCACAGTTGGTTGAACGTGGACTTTGGAAAAAATGAGTAAACTAAAGGAAATAAAAAATCACATATATCCTACTGTAGATTACGCTACTCAAAAAACAATTTCATATAGTCAATATTCCACTTATAAACAATGTCCTCATAAGTGGAATTTACAGTACGCCCAAGGCAGGTATGTCCCTTCATATTCAATCAATATGACTTTTGGGACTGCCTTGCATGAGGCCTTTCAAGAATATTTGAGGATAATGTATGAAGAAAGTGGAAGAGCAGCTGATGATTGGGATATTGAGTCCTTTTTCCAAGAAACTTTTACTAATGAATATACTAAACAATATAAAGAAAATAATAATCAACATTTCTCTTCAGCAGAAGAGATGAGAGAATTTTATAATGATGGTATAGAAATTATAAATTGGTTTAAATCAAGAAGAGGAGAATATTTTAGTAAAAAAGGATGGCATTTAGTAGGTTGTGAGATTCCTCTTATAACCAATATAGACGCGCATATAAACCTTATATTTAAAGGATATATTGACCTCATATTATATCATGAAGAAACAGAAGAATTTTATATATACGATATAAAAACTTCTACAAGAGGTTGGACTGATAAAGAAAAGAAAGATGAAAATAAACAGAACCAACTTATTCTTTATAAACATTACTTTGCTAAACAATTTGGTGTAGATATAGATAAAATAAGTGTTGAATTTTTTATTGTGAAAAGAAAAATCTATGAAAATAGTGATTATCCACAAAAAAGAGTCCAAATATTTGCACCAGCCGCTGGAAAAATTAAATTAGGCAAAGCAGTAAAATCATTAGAAGAATTTATTGAGGATTGTTTTAACAAAGATGGTTCTTTTAAACAAAAAGATTATCCTAAAATAGTATCAAATAACTGCAAATATTGTCCTTTTTATAAAGATAAAAGTCTTTGTGATAGATCTAAAAAATAGTATATATGTATATACGTATATACACAAAAATTTCAGTTATGAAAAAGAAAGAATCAGTAACATCGGTTAAAATAGAATCAGAGATGTGGGATGAATTCAAACTTGAAAGTTTTAAGAAAAAATTTACTCTACATAAGTTGGTTAATAGAGCTATTCATTTATATTTAAACGATCCTGAATTTCAGAATATGATAACAAATTATAGTGATATAGACAATAAAGAAAAATAAAGTTATATGGAACAAAAAGAAGGTTATATACCAAAAGATCAACGTAAAAAAATTCTACTTATCACAGATGATATTAGAGTACACTCAGGTGTAGCTACAGTAGGTAGAGAATTAGTTTTAAATACAGCTCATAAATATAATTGGGTCAATATTGGTGGAGCAATAAACCACCCAGAAGTTGGAAAAAGATTAGATTTAAGTTTAAGCACAGCAGAATCTTCAGGGGTTCAAGATGCTAGTGTTTTTCTTTATCCTGCTAATGGTTATGGTGATCCTGCTCTTTTAAGACAAATATTAGAAATAGAAAACCCAGATGCTATTTTCTTAATCACTGACCCTAGATATTTTGTTTGGGTGTTTCAGATGGAAAATGAAATCCGTAGAAAAATCCCTATTGTTTATTTGAATATTTGGGATGATATCCCTGCACCTATGTACAATAAAGAATTTTATGAATCTTGTGATGCCTTGTTAGCAATTTCAAAACAAACGCTTAACATAAATAAAATGGTGTTAGGAGATAAAGTAAAAAATAAAATTCTTAAATATGTTCCTCATGGTTTAAATCATAACATTTTCAAACCAGTTGAAGAATCTAATATAGAATTACAACAATTTAAAAAACAAATTCTTAAGGACCTAAATCCTGAATTTACATTATTGTTTAATTCTAGGAATATTAGAAGAAAACAAATTCCAGATACTCTATTGGCTTTTAGATTATTTTTAGATAATTTATCTAAAGAAAAAGCCGACAAATGTACCCTTTTATTACATACACAACCTGTAGATGATAATGGAACTGACTTAAATGCTATTGTAGAATATTTATTTGAACATTACCCTAATGCTATTAGATTTACTAATAGTATGTTAGATGTAAATAAAATGAATCTTTTATATAATTTGGCTGACGGTACTATTTTATTAACTTCGAATGAGGGTTGGGGATTATCTTTAACTGAGAGTTTATTATGTGGTAAAATGATTATAGCTAATGTAACCGGTGGTATGCAAGACCAAATGAGGTTTGAAAATGAAGATAAATGGATAGATTTCACTCCAGACTTTCCTTCAAATCATAAAGGTACTTATAAAACACACGGTAAATGGGCTTTACCAGTATATCCGACAAATTTATCTATTCAAGGTTCTGTACCTACTCCATACATTTTTGATGATAGATGTTCACCAGAAGAGGCTGCAACAAGAATAATGGAAATGTATAATATGAGTAAAGAAGAAAGAATAGAAAAAGGTTTAGCAGGTAAAGAATGGGCCGTAGGAGAAGAAGCAGGATTTACTGGAGAAATAATGGGTAAACGTGTTATTGAAGCTGTAGAAGAATTATTTAATACTTGGCAACCTAGAGAAGAATTTGAATTACTTTCTGATTCTGATTATGAAAAAAGAGTTTTACCTCATAAATTAGTATATTAAT